ATTAAGAGTCAGAATTGCTGCTGACCAACCAAGAATAATAACTCGGACGAGAGTTGATACACCCTCATCCGCCCACTCAAATTTGTTTTCCTTTTTGGCTTCCTCTTTCTTTGGATTATCCATGAGTAAAGAGTTAGGCAATTTTATTTATCTACTCTGGTCTTGCTGGTTCTGTTCTATCTGCTGCCTTATCAATAACACCAAGTTCTAATGCTTGTGCAACCTGTGCCTCTCTACCAACTGCAATCGCAATAGAGTTATCATTACAATGAGCAGTATTTAACTTAATAATTTCTTCAATAGCAATACGAGCACGGTTGTGCGCTGCATTAGAAATCCAGTGATCAACATCAAAGGCAATATACTCCATTGCTGTTTTCTCAGTGTCTGTTAATGTAACTGTATAATCTGCCATTTTTATATGAGTGTGTGTTTTTTTATTTATTGATTATCCAATCAAATATCCACCACAATGTGTATATGGTGTGTTATATATGAATGTTGTTGTACCACTTCCATTGCGTACTACAAAAGTAACCTCATCATTTAATTCCATAGCAACAATACCATTAACTGTTGTTTGTTGGAAAGTTGTAGTAGCTGAGTCATTCATATCATTACTACCTACATACTGACTTCCATTTAAATAAATTCTTACCTGGTAGTCACCATTATCCTGTCTCTGCGCCATAGCACTTACATAAAAGAAATACTTTCCTGCTACGGGAGCAGTAAATACCCCTGTGGTTGGGTTAAAGTTAGAACCAGTGTCATGTTTCTCAGTCCAAGGTGCAAGAATGCTTGCTGTATTAACGGTAAAGTTAAAATTACCATTTTTTACACATTGAAAAGATGGTTGATCGGGTGTTGTTACCTCTCCATTCTCACTTATACGAACTCTTTCTGCTCCATTAGCACGTAATATAATATTACCAACTGCCCTCAGTCCTAGATCATCCTGATCCGCACCAGTTCCACCTCCCATTTGTTCAGCAGAACCAACCCAACATTTTGTTGTTCCACTTTGCTTAAATCTCATAAATGAACCACCAGCATTGGTGGAATCAAGATTTAATATACCATCACTAGTTCCATATAATGTAGATTGAGCTGCGGCGAGATCAAGTGAAAGTGCACTAGCAGTATAAATTCTAACCTCAGATCCTTTAAGTTTTAATTCATCCCAAGAACTACCAGTTCTATTATAAGATTGGATTTGTCCTACACCTGCTGATGCCTCAAATATTTCAACGCCTCTTCCTGATGCTGGTGTGACATTCTCAGTGACATGTATACCACCACTAACATCTAATAAACCATCAGATTTTATACGAAGTCTTTCTGATCCAGCAGTTCTAAACACCATCGACTGACGGTCACCTGCTGTTGTATAGGTAGATCCAAAGTATGTTATTCTTCCATCAGCACTACCATCAGTACTATTTCCCCAGTAGATATTTCCATATGCTGTATTCGTGGAATCTCCAAATAAGATGCCCATACCAACGGCACCACTACCATCAATAACTATATTTTTTGCAGAGTTTGCAGGTGCTTGACCCGATCCACTACCAACATGAAGATTACCTGATGGATTATCAATTCCTATGCCAACATTATTACCAGCCCAAACTAGATTATTACTACCATCAATCTCTAACTTATTACTACCCTCAATTAATCTATCAGCAGGAGTAACACCCAGTCCAATCCACTTATCACCATCCCATTTGTATGTGATAGATCCTTCATTAAAAGTATCATTTACACTAGGACTTGCTGGAAATACAATTGCCATTTGACTTTAGATTAGAGATACCCTGATGTATTTATTACTTAGCGTTAGCTGTTTGGAATGGCGACTCAGCAAAAGCAGCGAAGATGTATGAAGAAGTATTTTCATTTAACTCATCATTAGTTGATCTCAATTTAAATCCATTAGATAAGAAATCAATATTAAAACTATTATTGTTTTCAGATTCTTCGTTGCTTACATTTGCTCTCAACACCATGTTTACTGGGTTTATAGATTTTCTTGATGAATCAGCAATATGCCAATTGTTATTATCATTATTTTGCTTAATCATCACCCAAGCAGGTTTAAATCCACAATACACAAAAGGACCATCATCATCATTATTTCCAACATAACTTCCAAACTTACTGAAACCTTCTACACTGTGCCAACAGTAGGCAATGTAATCTTCATTAAGATTATTTGATTCTACTGAAGAAGTAAAATACATGAGACTCGATGTGGGTGCAGTTACAGCACTATCATTTGCTTCATTGTTAAGATTCAAATACAAATAATCTGGTGATCCATCAACTGTTGTTGTAATAGTATACCAATTTCTATTTTGGTCTCTACTTTTATGAATCATAAGTTCTGGAGCTTGAAGAAGTCCATGGCCAACATTTGCACCAGCAGTTCCGTTTCCAGTATAAGAAATAATACTAAACCCAGCAGTTTGATTAGCACTCACCTGTGATGTGATAGTACCATCAGTGTTTGATACTGCGGGACCGCCAGCCTTCCAGCACCAGGCAACATATCCATAACCATTTTCATTCCAAGCACCAGCATTATTTGCACCAAGATCAAAACCATCAAAATTAAATCCAGTAAAGTTATTGCTTTCATCATTTTCTTGATCTACTGTATTTGATTCTAAAACTTTCCCAGAACCTCTAACAGAATCAACTAATTTATGATCACCAGATGTACTTCTCTTCTTGACCCAAACTAAATCTGGTTGGAATCCAACTTTTCTAATAGATTGAGATCCATCAGTTCCAGTAGATCCCTTACCAGTATAAAGCACAGTCTTAAAGTGCTTACCAGGGTCAGCAATCGTAGGAGTAGGTAAGTTATCCTCACACAATGCTAGGAAACCAGTTGGAGGGGCATACTTAAACAGTCCCTTACCACTATCATCTGCGTTTGTTCCTGCTGTTAAAGCACCAGAGAATGATGGGTTTTGACCGAAGTTGAAAGTTCCAACTGGCTCTACTTGCCCACCAGTATACCGATAAAATGCTGCTGCTGGAATGATATACTGAGAAGTTGTTGAATGATTTACTGCTGGTGTTGTTCCACTAGAAGGGTTTCCACTATTAAAGTATGTTCCGTTCTTTCCAAACCAAACTTTTAGTTCTGTTGCAGTTTTTTCAAAGGCAATATTAATAATATCTCCATTAACAACACTCGATATACCAGATGTAGCACCAGCAGTTTTATCTTCATTGCTTACAATCTTTGCTGTTCCTGCATCAATCCAATATACATGGTCTCCTAAATCTTCAAATCCATCACTCTCTCCATAGAAACTACTACTATCAGATTCTCTTACACCTACTGCCCAGTTTTCACTTTTATCTGGTGCCACAAAGTTTGGTCTTGTTACTATTTGAAATTCATAATACCATTTTCCTTCACCAACTCCAAATGGAACATTGGTTCTTTCCCACTGACCAGTCATTCCATGTGTGAATGTTAGATTTCCATTGGACAATACTGGGTATGAAGTTCCATATGTTCCTGTTGTTTGATATGAAAGGGGACTCAAAGTAGCAAAGTTATTCTTACAAGTATCAGCAGTTGTTCTAAATGCCTCAATACCTACTGGTGTGTAAGGTTTGGGAACATCAAAACCACCTTTGTATTTTGCTACACCGTTGTAGATACGGAAGTCTTGTATTTGACCATTTAATAAACCACTTGTTGAACCGAATCCACCACCAACTCTCACCACATTTTCAGTTGATGTTAGGGTATTTGTTTGTGTCGCAGTATGAACTACAACTCCATTTATAATAATCTGTTGAGTTGAACCAGAGTGTGATATTGCTACATGATACCACTGATTTGCAACTGCCGTAATTCCCGTACTGTATTCAAATACCCACGAAGAATTATTTTGATATCCAAATCTAAATCCAATATTAGAAAAAGATGCATATCCAATTACCCATCCACCTTTTCCTGAACCTAAATATACACTATTGTTTGCTGTTCCTATGATGTCATTAACGCTATTAATGCTATTAAAATTTACCCAACATTCAATGGTATAATCACCATCAAGATCATATTCAGTGTTTGATTCGGATATGTCAATATAATCACCACTACTATCAAAGGTCATAGCACTTCCATAATATCCACCAAGTTCATAACCCACACCAGCATCACCAACGGGTGTAAGTGTCTTATTGGTTCCACTACCTTTGATATCAGCAGAGTAATCTCTTGGTGCGTCTTCTTGTTTGACTACAACATTATCAACATAGATTGTTGTGCTATTATTATCAACAGAGAATCCTAAAGTAGATGTTGTTGATGATGCTGTGAATGAACCAGTTTGTGTTGTAGTTTGTCCATTAGTTCCACTAAAATTAAGGAGCAAAGTTCCACCAAATCCAGTTCCATCATATATTCTTAGATCGCCCCTACTACCAGAAGAATTTACTGTTCCTTTTACAGTATATCTTTTTCCAGCCTCTGTTGTAAATGCTTGATATGACGTAGCTCCACCACCACCACTTCTATTAATCTGAAGTTGTCCATTATTCCAAGATTGAGTGTTGTCAGTTGTAGTCCAATCACTCAAATCAGAACTATCAAAAGTTCCATTAGTAATCAGAGTAGCACCAGTTGCAGTAGAAGCACCAGGAACAGCAAGAACCATAGAACCAAGTATCTCATTTTTGGTAGCAAATGTATTACCATTCGTAGTGATTGTTCCAGGTGTGACTGTTGCTGCTGTTGCATCAGTGCTTGACTGACAGCACAGAAGTTTTGTGTTAGTTATTGCTGTTAGTGGTTCTGTTGGTGGTGTGAAGTTTGCTGTATAAACTGGAGAACCTTTAACAAGACGAGCGTTAGAAATTAGTCCATTAAAATGGAAAGAAGAACCACTAGAAATTCCATCACAACCAATCTGATGAGTATTTGTAGTATCGGCAATAGTGTGAGAGAAACTGGTATTTTCGGCAACTTTGTTACCATCAACATATAGTCTTAAAGTATTTCCATTTCTTACTGCTGCTACATGATGCCACCGACCTGTTTTAATTACACCTGCTGAAGAAATTGTTCCTAAATTACCTCCAGTATTACTATATGCAGATCCATTTCCAGAGTAAAACGTTATCGCACCACTACTAAAAATATCAAACTCGTATCCAGATGGTGATGGTGATGACTGATTGTTTCCAAAAATACCTGCATTTTTTAATTCACTCGCAAAAATGAATGCTTCCATACAGAAGTCACTTGATCCTAATTCAAGGTCAATATTATTTGCTATCTCTAAACGGTCATCAGTTCCATCAAATCTTACACACCCATCAAAACCAAGTGTTCCTTCTTTTTCTGGTCTCAGTTGACTTACAAATGCATCAGAAGTTGTAGGAGCACCATTCTGTGGTTGTGGTAAGTCCTCTCCTTTCAGTTTGATAATACTATTAGGAGCACAGTGGAAGTCAGCACCAGGATTAGAACTATCATTCATAGGCAGATAGAATCCATTGACTCCAAATCCACCACTACGGTTGATCGTATGCTTGATTGACTTTGGTAATCTAGGACTCCATTGTCCTGGTCTAAAATCAGTTGCTTGTGTAGTTCCAGAAGACTGATAACCGTCTCCATCTTTATAGAAACCAAACACATCTGGTGTGAGTGCTTGACCGTCTACAAGATACAGATCAAACATTTGTCCATCAGTTGATCTTAGTGAAGTATCATCTCTTCTTCCTATGATATGTTCATATGGTCCATTGATTGCTAAGTCTGCATTCTGACTAATGTTACCAACATCATCATAAATGTATTCCATACCATTAATCCAAAATCTTTGAATTTTATCTGGAGTTAAACTAGAAATAGTTGTATCTACTGATAAACATATATGCATCCAAGAACCAGAATCTCTAGAATGTGCAGCACTACCTCCAGGTCCAGTAAAAACAGCAGACATACTAGTAGTTCCTGTAGTTCCCCATCTACCATCACTATAATGATATAAGTGAAATCTATCACTATTATCTGTATTTGTTCCAGCAGCAACACTCCACACAGTGTTGTATTGACTACTTCCAAAATCTTTGTTAATCTTTATCCAACCTGCCCAAGTCCATTTCTTACGATTACCAGTGCTGGTAGGAGTTCTCTTTAAACATTCGTTTGCCATTTATCAACCCAATGTGGTGGAACCTGATGGAACATAATCAGTGAAAAGCTCTACCCACTCAGTGCCATTATATATTTTGTAAGCATTCTCTACAGTATTGAAGTATTGATCTCCTTCAGTGTTGTTGCTAGTTGGATCACTAGCAAGGGCACCTAACATCTTTGTGCCGTTGACATATAGTGCCATTAGTTTACCTCCTGAAGCATGAATTTGTACTTCTTACCGCTCCTTCTATTTATCAGGAACAGGTCTTCCTCACCCTCTTGAATTGTGTACTGACCCCAAGTTCCATCTACCTCGTTAGCAGCACCCTCGTTAGATAGTTGAAGGTCAGCAGAGTAGATGTTTGCGAAACGCTTAGTTGCTGAACCCAGATCCAAAGCACTATCTGTTTCTGGAGTAAATGAGGATGTAGTAAGGTTCATTACAGCACCATTATTACCTACACCAAATCTCATGGTTTCAGTTCCATGATCGTATGCTAAGTA